TACAAAACTTTGTGTTAACTTAGATTCTAAATTATAGATGTTGTTACCGTGATCAAATCGAACGTGCCCAAAACTATAAACAGTATCATTGAACTCGTCTGTATTTTTAAAAAACTTATCGTATAGTTCTATCTCGTCTTCAGTAAGATCTAAATTATTCAAATATCCTAATATTTTATCATTAGTACCTTTAAAATTTTTACTGGAATAGTGAGGATCAAAATACCCTTGATTTTCAAGTATCGACGACAATAGTTGCCTACTTACATGGGCGCTGCCATTAAAACTGCAAATAAAATTTTTGTAACGCACTGGAGGATGCCTATTATATTTTTGAAAAGCATTAATATGCGCACCTTTTATCTGTAAGTTTAAATCAAAAACTAGTTTTATGTTCTTAAACTTTGTTTGAATTTCATTGTTAAAGAGATACTGCGTATTAACTATTAGGCCCTGGGTTGCTTTGTGATTGCTTAGTGTATTAAGTATTTTACAATTATAATCTTTATCAAACCCGTCCAGATGATCCATCAACATTATTTCATGTTGGTTATCACAAATATCAATTATGTTTTCATAATCTTTTACATTTATCATTTTAACAAATTTTTATCCATCAACTTGGGTAAAATATATTCATCCAGGAACCATTGATGTGCTTCTGTGTCAGGATAATGCGGATTAAAAAATTTAAAATTATTAGCAATAGCAAGTTCTATAAAGCCTGTAGTAGATGCATTTTTGACAAATTTATTTTTGTTAATTTTGTTGTATAATTGCCAATTGAAGTCATTGACATTGTCATAATGATATTGTGTAAGGCTTCTAAGAGAATAAGAGTTACACATACAATATTTGACGTGCTGTTGGTTAAGAATTGACTGCACAGATGATATAGTAGCCCAAGCATTGTTTACATGAAATGTTTCGTTATAAAAATATTTGTAGTAAAGATGTTTGTATCCACGTGGCACTGCACCGTTAATAAGCCACCCTTTATTTGAATTATAACTGCCATCATAATCTACAAAAGACGGAGATTTGCCATCTAACCAACTAGCAAACTGTAAATCACTTTGTAAGTGTGGTACAGCGTCATTAACATACAAATCATAACGGTCCGATGATGGCCACATTATTACACATAGATCGTCAGCATCAAATTCAGTACTTAAAACTTTTTGCAGAATATAATTATAGCCTGCTCCCCGTTCAGCACGATTAATTAAAGGTACACCAAGTTTTTTTGACAATAAATCAGCCCATGTATCTAGATAGTTGTCTTTAGTAAGACTACATCCATAAACAACCAATTTTTTATACTTTTTCACAGTAACTTTACTGTCGTTAAAAAATAGAGGGCGACATTACTGCCGCCCTCCGTTTCTTATGATTTCTGTCTTGAACGGATCATTGCAAGAATGTCTTCTGCACTCTTGCCTCCGCTATCCCCAGCTGGTGCTGGAGTTGGGGTTGCTACTGGAGCAACTACTTCTGGTTCTACTTCTGCTACCGGAGCAACTACTTCTTCAGTTACTGGTGCTGTTGCCGCTGGCGCACTAGGTGCTACTGCAACTGGTGCTGCTGGTGCAGGTGTCCCAGCTGGAGCGTCGATGCCATATGGACGATAGTATTGTCCAAAACGGTCAACATCATATGGTTGGCCATCTACGGATGCCTCAAACATTTCCTTAATAGCACCAAGCTCTACCTCATTTGGACGCTTGGGCAGAAAGTCGTTCAAGTTATGTAATCCAAAACTATCAACTGCTGCACGTTGTACTTCTGTTAGTGCAGTTTCCTTGCGAGCCCACTTGCTAGTAGAGTAATCAGCGTACTGACCCTTGGTTGTTTTTGTAACACGGAAGTCAAGACCCATGTCATAGTCTGTGGGGAGTTCCTGGATGTCAGGATCCATTAGTGCATCCTTAATAAGACTAAAGATGCTTGGACTAATAACAAACCTACGAATTGGATTCTCTGGCTGATTGTCATCTACTAGAGAATTTTCTACTACGAAGCCCTGAAAAATATATGAACGTTTCTTCCAGTACTTGCGACCCATATCTTCAAGACTTGGGTCTTTAAACCAGCCACGTACTTCACTTAGTACTGGACATGTATCATCCCACATTTCCACGCATGGTACTTGTACTACTACTTGATTTGAATGATCGCCCTTTACGCCATTAAAGGGCAAACGAATCATAAGACGCTCTTTCCAAAAGAAAGTATTTGATTCATCTGCGTCCGGAAGGAAACGTAATACTGATGTTGACCCTTCTGGGATATTCCAATGTGGGAAAATTGCGTTGTCGCCGCCGCCTGTTCGCTCGCTGCGAGTCTCTTGTGCTTTTAGTTTTGCTCTAATTTCTGCTAGTGATGCCATTGTGCCTAATCTCCTATAGTTGCCAAATGTGCCTATTTGTATGCCTAAGATACATACTGCTTTAACTCTTACAGTATATAACAAGTGTATTTATACGTCAATATAAAAAGACGTTATTTTACTCAAAAAAAGAGGCCCATAACGGACCCCTTTTAATACTCAAACATAAAAGTTACTTTTAGTTAAATAGTTTGGCCCATTTGGATAAATCTGTGCTAGATACTGGTCTATATCCTTCTTCGCCCACATTAATGCCAAAATTTGACTTTGCTGTTGACCTTAGCCCTGCATGTTCTTTAATTGTATCTATGTGACCTTGATCAAGGTCAATTTGCTCATTTTCTTCCATACTTACTTGCCGTCTTACTGATTTGATATCTTTTACACTAAATCCAGTTACTTTACTGATCTCTTCGTCGCTCTTGCCGTCTTCGATCATATCTTGAATTTCTAGATGAATATCGCTCGTCCGGCCTTCATCAAGCTCAACTTCTTCACCAAGTAAATTTAAGATATACTCTTTGGGGTCTGTATCCAGTGTTTTTGCATATTTTAATGCACCAGACTTGTCACCCCTTTTCAACATTGCGGCGACCTTCATCATATCTTTTTTGTCTACACCACCAAACTTATTAGCATATGCTTCAAGTTCTTGGCCTTTAAGAATTGATTGGTAAACTGGATTTTCTTCTTGTTGCTCGTAACCTTCTTCCTCATCTGCCCAGCTTTGGAATCCATACTCGTTATCTTCCATTTTCTTTTTGTCTGCAAGTGCCTTCTTCATTGGCTCATCTTTGTCACCGTCGCCATCAAAGTCCAGGTAATCTGGCTTTTCTTCTTTCTTCTCAACAATATCTTCCAATGTATCCTCATACTCTTGCATGGGATCATATGTTGCAGACTCTACATCTTCTTTAGGACCTTCAATTGCTTTAGGACCTTCAATTGCTTTAGGCTGTGTGATAGCCATTTTTACAAGTTTAACTGCTTTGCCCTTTTCTCGTTTGTATTCTTCTGGATCAATTGTTTTAAGACCAAATGGCGTGCCTTCTGATCCTACTAAATCACTCATCTTAGCAGCAAAGTTTTGCGTTTCATTGTCCATTGCTCTGTCTGCAATATCGCTTAGAGTCAATCTAAGCATTGCATTTATTTGTTCGGACTTGCCCATGCCCTGCATATCCATTGACTGATATGTCCATTTTCCGCCAGGTATTAAATCAACTTTTTCTGGTAACTGATAATCACCAATACCAATTGTGTCGTCATCTTCAATTTCTAACCAACCAGCCCATTCTGAACTAGTACCGCTAAATTGTGGATCTTTTTCCCATCCGCCCTGCTGTTCACCTGATTGGTCCACTGCTTGTGCGCCTAGGTTATCTCCGTCTACTGTGAAACCTCTACGCTGTGCTTCTTTTTTCCACTTATTAAATGTATTAAAGTCTACATCGCCTTCTTTTTCTCTAATCTTCATTGCGCGGCTCACTGCGCCTAGGCTACTCTCTAATCTATCATCAAATACTTCACGTGTGAGTTTTGTTTTTAAATCACTTATATCGTTCTCATCGACTTCAATATCACTTGGCTCGTAGTTCTCAAAATAATCTACATATCCTTTTTGCTTACTAACTGCTTCTAGTGTACTTTTTAAGCCATAGTAACGATCGGTTGCAAGGTCAATAATCTCTTGGCTATCTTCAGTAACGTAGTCATCTCTTTTAACGCCACGGACAAAGCTCTTTAATTCACCCATCTCAGCCATAATCTCTGAAATGTGTTCACCATGCTCATCGTTCTGATATCCACCATTGCTTACGTGGCGAGCCATTGCTCTAGCCCCTGGTAGATAGTTGTTTTCAAACCGTAATCTTTCACCTATCGCATTTTCAATATAAATTGCGCTAATATTTCTACTTCGACTTCCCATTTTTTCTTCGTCTACAGTTTTAGTATGCTGGACAATGAGCTTTGCGCCGTTTAGATCCTGATAACTCTTTTGTCTACTTCCGTATAATTTGCTTTCCATAGCGATGGCATCCTTGCTTTTATTTTGTCCTACTAAGAAATTAAAGTCTGCTTTGTCCAGTCTAGACTTCGTAATATTCTTTGCTTCGTAATTTAACATGTTTTGTGCACTAAAAAATCTTAGATCTTTGAGGAAATTATACCATTTGCGTTTGCCGTCGGCATCTGCTTCCTCAATAATATCACTTTTAAAGTAAACTTTAATTGAGCCTTCATCAAGTATACTAACAACTACACTACCGTAGTTATTTGCACCTTCTGTAAATTGGAACTCAAAGAATACCGATTCATCTGGCACCAGTGTTTTAGCACCGTCATCTCTGCCCATTGTTAGACTATTAAATTTTCCACGTAGTCGCTCGTGTAGATCTTTGGATAATGCACTCATATTGTATTTATTAAATTAAAACAAAAGGCATCGGGTCTCTGGTAAAGTCATTACTATCCCTTATTTGGTTTTCTAGCTCTGGTATGTAGGTCTTTAACTGCGTGGCCATACGCAGAGCAAGTACTGTACTCATTACTAAATCGTCTGTTTCACCTATTTTTGCAGCATAACTAGTACCATTAGCAATAAAATTTTTAAGTTCACTTACTAACATCTTGCTGTTAACGGTCATTCTTTCTGTTTCTACTAGTGTTTTTAGCTTTGCACAACTACTAAGTTTAGACCGTTGTGTGGTGTTAAATCCCTTACGGAAACGCCTAGCATTGCCGTGTGACTTGGTTTCGCTAAGAAAGATACCTGGTATGTTTTCTTCACCTATATCAGCAATACTAATAAGGGCTGCTTCTCCCAGTGTGTTGTTTTCTACGCTATAGTATACGCTGTTTTCACTTTGTGTCTCCTTTTTCAAGTACTCACAAATTGCAACAAGTATTTTTATTTGTTGTGGTATAGGGGTTTTATTATGACACCATTCAGCTACTTGAGTCATACTAGGTGCTTCAAACACCTGTATTGCAGCAGGGTCGCCGCCTGTACCCAAACTAGGATCAAGTGCTACAATATATAGTCTATCTCTCATAGGCTTTCTGTACCAGCGAACTGTGCCTTGGGTAAACATAGGATCTTCGCCTCGCATAGATGTTAGTATTAGACTGTCTATTAGCGTTTCATCGTTAATAATAAACTCGCATTCATGTTCACGCCTAAACCGTTCCTCCCCAATGCGGCCTAATTCCTCCTTTTTCCACTGTTCATCTCTGTCAGGATGATCTTGCCAGTAACTACGATATGCCTTAAATCCGTTAATACCAACGTCTGTTTCATTTCCTTCAGCATCAAAGCACTTGTTAGCAAGTCGCCATATCTCTGCAAATTGATCTTCATCACTATTGGGTGTACTTGTAATGATTGCACTACCACCTGTTGCTAGTGTAGGTGATATACTGGTCCAGAACTCTCTAGCAATAGTAGGTCTAACAAATGCAAACTCGTCACAATATAGCAAACTAAGACTTAACCCACGTCCTGTGTTTTCTGTTGTTGCTTGACTAATAAGTCGTGATCCGTTTTCAAACTCTATACTGCCTTTGTTGTAACTAGTAACACCAGCACGTATATGATCAGGACATAGCTCATAAGCATAACGTATGCGGCTCATAATCTCTTGGGCACCACTATACTTGTGCGCAGCGATAAGGACAATGCTATCTGGCACAAACATCGCTCTCCATAACAAGTAACCAGCGGCTGTGGTAGTTTTACCAGTCTGCCTAGGCAACATGTTAACGTTAAATCGATGGGTATGGTATGTTTCTAACAGTTTTTCCTGATAATCATATGCTTGATATAGTAACTGTCCTTTTGTAGGATGTTGTATGGTAAAGAAGTTTTCCATAAAGTAATATGGGCCTGTAACAGGATCTGCACATTTGGCAAACTCTTGTACTTGGTCAGGTGTAAACTTCTGGCTTTGGTGTGCTTTTTTTATTAAAACACCCTCTAAACTACGACTCATCAAAAATCCTTAAAGTTACTCTTGGGTTGGTTGATACTTGAATGTATTCTGCTACAAAATCAAAATGTCTTGATAACAGTTGAAAAACGTCTTGTTGTAGTCGTTCACTAGCTATGCCGTAACTACTACTCCCAATACGTCTATAGTATGTCTTATTTAACCCATATCGGGTCCCGTACTTAGGAAAGACTCCGCTTAAAAATAAACAAGTGTCTCCGAGTTGTTTAGCACTAGTGTAATCTTTGTTACTTAAAACAGCATACGCCTCTGCAAAGGATTTTTCTGGTAAAAAATCTGGTTTATTGATAAAACTTGCTAATAGTGCACTAACATAGACTTCTACATGTTCTGGTAGTGCATGTCCTGTTTCTTCGCGTGTACTGACAATCATGTCATTAAATGGTAAAAAATATTCATCACGCATATGGTTAACTCCTACATAATATACTTATTAACAAAAAAGGACCAGTGATATTACTCACTGATCCTTAATCTTTAACGTAATGTTATTTGTTAGTCTTTTTTAATAATTGTCCAAATACCATAGGCAAGTCCTGCCCATGCTACCCATTTGATAATAGGACTAGCAATTAGTGCAAGAACACTAATTGCAATTACTACGCCGCCATCCCAACTGGTACGCTCAGCTAGTCTGCCTTTTATATAATTAACAATATTCATATTTTTCTCCCTTTAAGGTATCTGTAGTACTTGGCAACGTTTGCCATTGATCCCCAGTTTACCGGTTGAGGTTCTTAATAATATAATATATTAGGCAGTTACAACTGTCACACTTACGTTTTCAACTGGTGTGGCAGTGCCATCAAGCCATTTGGCTCTTGTGCCGGTTGCAAATTCATGTGTGCCTGCACCAAACTGTGTTAGTGTAGCATAATTTTGAGTCAATTTAGTAACATAGTAAGTTTTACTTGAACTATCTGTTGCAGTTAATGTTGCTTCACCGACCGCAATTGCGCCACTTGCTTTTGCAACTAATTGGCAAACACTTGTTCCGTCTGAAGTTGTGCATGTAAAACGGTTTGTGCCTTTTTGTTTAATTACACTAGTGTTATTTGCGGTTCCGCCAGTAACACGAGCAATAAAACGTAATTGTTGTCCGGATTGTGTATCGTCGCCGATAGCACCTACTTTTAAATTACCGTCGACTGTTTCAGTCATTTTCATTGGTCTTCCCATTTTTTTTCTCCTTTACGAGTTTAAAGACGTTCTAGGTCTACGGGGTTGTGTCCCCATAAACTAACGATTTTCGTTAGCAGTGTATTTATCTTAGATCTATTATAAAATGGGAGATATTTTGTGGGTATTCAGTGTGGACTTGTTTGTTAAGTGTCTCTATAAGGGGATTATCACCTACAAATTGGTTGCTGGCTAGATCATATCCTGCTTTAAAAGCACCACCACCACCACCTCCGCCTAATAGAGCGCCTCCTACGACTGCGGCGCCACCTAAACCAAGAGTCTTCTTTATCCAATTCCAGGTCTTTTTGCCAAATTTTGCTATACCATCTTTTTCTGATATTTTGCCAAGTTTTTCATCTAACTGGATATGATCCACACTATCTTCTGTTACTATATGCAGATAGTCCCCGGGCTGTGGACCCATAGACTGCTCTGCTTCTGTTAGGTAATCTTTAAAAGATTTATTCATCTTCTGCTTTAAGCTCTTCTACCATCTTGCTATAATCTGAGTAAAATGATTCCTCAATGGTTTCTTCAACTTCACGTGGTTCTTGTGCCATAGCATTGTCACCACCTGCTGAGGCTGCATATGCTTTCTTAGGACCATTTAGTCCGCCACTAAGGCCAATTAGTTGCTCTTCTGCATCCATATATTCTGGCTCAGGAGCATTTTCATATTCATCAATTTTTGCTTCGTAATTTTCATAACCTGCAAGACGCATTAGCTCTTCAAGTGCTTGTACAGGAACAGCTACAGTCTCTTCAACTGCCTCTTCATCAATGGCGTCTTCTTCAACTTCAACTGCCTCTTCATCAATGGCGTCTTCTTCAACTTCATCAGCCTCTTCAACTTCTTGTTCGTCAAGTTCTAAACTCTCAGCAATGATGTTGTTTTGGCTAAGTCCCATTACGCCGCTGCGACCTGCTAGTTTTAGCATATCAGCCAGGATGGTGTCTTCTTCAACGTCCTCGTGAACTTCTTCAACAGCATCCTCTTCAACTGCTTCTACTTCAGCCTCTTCAACTTCTTCACCAAGTTTTACTAATTTGTCGGAAATCATATCATCAAGTTGCCCAAATTCTTTATCCGTGAGCGCATCAGTTTGTTTATATACACGTTCAAAAGATTTTTCAAGTTTCTTTAAATCTTTAGCACTTTTTGCTTTCTTAATACGAGCAACAGCAGATTTGAAATTTGAAGCATCTTCAGCAACTTCAGCTTCTTCGACTTGATGCTTGCTTGCTGCGTCAATACCACGCTGGATATCTTCGTTGTCGTATCCGCTTTCTGCAATCTCTTTAAGTTTTGCTATTACATCAATCATGTGCATCGTTCTATTCCTTTGCAAACTCGTACTTACGAGTCTCTAAATCTTTCAACATATTTTCGTTGTATTTGTCGCCTAAGTAATCATCAACTTTGACGTCGGCAGCGTCTTTATATTCGCTGTCTTCAAGTTTACTGACGTACTCGTCGCCTTCTTGGGTTAGAGCCTCTTCGCGAGCAATCTCTTCAGGATGATCTTTATTAATAACAACCATGTGACTTTCTGGAATACCCACAAATTGACTTACATAGCGATAGATTTGGTCTGCTGTTGTTGGATATTGTATTACAGCATCCATAATATTAACTTCTACATTTTGCAATGTTTGGAAGTCCATCGGATGCTCCTGAATTGGGGTACGCTTGGGTTTACTAAGACTTTTAAGGTCCCATTTCTCAAGGGCAGTTTCCATCTTGTCAAGCATATCATCATCGCACTCACATGCAACTTTAATACGGAATGTGTATTCTTGTTCGTCCTCAATGAGGTAATCTGTAAACGTCTTCATAGTTATCATCCTATATTATATTTATGCTTTTTTAGCTAAAATTTCGTTTAATAGTGCGTTACGATCCATTACGATGCCGTCTGTTTTAACAGCTTCGTCCTCGCCTGCTTGCCGCTTCTTTAGGTCTAGTTGTGCTTTTTTAAGTTGTAGGTCAATCATCTTTAACTTTTTGTTTATTTTGTTGTTCTTGGCACTGAGTGCAGTTTCTAGCATCTTACTAGCATTGTTAAATATCTCACCTGCAAACCGTGCCTCTACATTCATACCCAAGTCCATTAAGTCCTGGAATGTATCTTTTGCAGTTGTGGCAATCTCATCTAGTTCACGGTCACTGGTTTCCAAGTCACGTATCATTGGCAATGCTGCGTCAATCTTATCTATAGCGGTAAGTGCTTCCTGAATTTGCGGCAGTGTCTTGGGAGATTCTTTTTCTGTGGGGATACCAGTGAGATCATAATTATCCTCAATAGTCACCTCAGGCATATCTACATCATCAAGATCAAATAAATCGTTTAGTTTTTTTGTCATAATAGTACTTATCTGCGCTTTTTACCCTGGTGAAAGATGTCGCCTTCAGTAACAATACGGAACTGTACGCCTTTTAGTTTGCACCACTTTGCCGCGGCTTCCCATTTAGCGTGGTTGATAGCAATTGCAAGTTTATCACGTTGACTGGTTTTTGCACCCAGTCTGGTCTGACTCTCTGGCTTTATCTCTATAAGCTCTGCTCGTTTAGATCCTGTTTTATTCTGATACATTATAAAAAAATCAGGAACGTAAATACTTTGCTTGCCTGTCAACGGATTACGATATGGTATTTTTATCGACTCGCTTGCCCAATTTATAACGCTCGGATGATTATCAGCAAAACGCATAAAAGCATGTTCCCAACTACTTCTGTAGCGAGGAGGCTTGTTGCCGGCATATTTACTAGGGTTAGCAACTTCATATAATCCATTAGCCCAACGCATTATGCTACAACCTGTCTACTGTTTTCTATAGAGGTTGTTCTAGGTTGTTCATATCCTATTAAGCTAACGCCCTGTCTAGTTAAGTTTAATATTAATGAGAAAGTTTTCTTGTAATCTGCTGTATCTATTCGTTGTATAATATCACTTGGGTATACTTTAAGTTGATCGGCAGCCAGAAGCACTGCTACTGTGTTTGCGGCCACACTTGGGTCAGTAGGGTTGTCTGTTCTTGCTTGAAAAAAACTTTTTACTAATTCAAAGTCGTTTTGATTTACTACATGTTTTTGGCCAAAGTACTCTTCGAAGTATTGGTTTACATAGTCATCTATACTTATATTAGGATCTACTAGTTCTGTGCTTGTATCTATTGCCATTATACACTTATTCCAAATTCTAACTCAATTCGTGATTTTAGATCATCTCTTTCTTTAATAATAAATGTAGGGACACCGCCTGATGGAGGATTGGCTATTTGACTATTCAGCTGAGCCAATCTTTGTTCCAATTGCTGCCCTTTAGTAACCTTTTGGTTTGCATTACTTCCGCCTGTAAAGAAATTTGTAAAAATATCACCAATGTTGTTGGGATTGGCCTTGGTGCCTGTGCGATCTGGCACAGTCTTATTGGATCCTATTGGTGTGTTTGGATTAATACCAGGAGTACGAAATACATTATTTAACACACTGACACCATTGCTTGTTATTGTACTTGGAGCAGGATTAGTATTAGTATTAGTATTCCTATCAACTGAACCTCTATTAGGAGGAGTGCCACCAAGTGTTTGACTGCCTTGTGTAGTAGGAATAATAATATCGTTCAACGGATTTTCTCCTCTGAGAATACTACCTAATATGCGTGTGCCATCTTTTTCTAGCACATCACCTAAATCTATATTCCTTGCCTCGTTGAAAATAACCCCGCCTTTTACTACTGCGCCAAGCAAATTTCCGTCAAATAAATCTCGAGCTATACTGCCTACTGTGTCCAGCAATCCCCCTTGGAATAATACAGTATCTTCTAATAATCCACCAGCAGTGCCCAGAGGACTTGGTGTTTTATCATAATGTATCTCACCAAATCCCTTTGGATT